GGTGATCCTGGTGATACAGTTAATCTGGTCGGAGTAGCGACTGCTTCCTTTTTGGGAGCAGGTGCAACCACTATTAATGATGGTAATGTTGCTTATAGATGGTATGAGGTTGGTGTGGGAGCATTATCTGATGGAAATAGACTTTCTGGAACAAATACAAATACACTAACTCTTAGTGATCTTCAAAGTCCTGGAGATAGTAATAGAAAATTTTATTTGGAAGCAAAATACGAATCCACTGCATACGAAAATAGATCAAATGGAACAAATGGAAATCAAATAATATCTGCCAATTCTGATCCTGCAGCAGCAGAAGTTGAAGTACCACCAGTAACAGCAAGTATATCTGCATCAAGTACAAATCTTTCGTATAATGGATCTGTAACTATTACTTGGAGAACAACTAATGCTGATAGTGTGACTTCAAACTTTGGTTCTATTCCAAAGAATGGAAGTAAAACATTTAACAACCTAACTTCATCAAGAACATTTAGAATTACAGCATCAAACTCAGCAGGTTCTAAATCTGCCTCAGTAAATGTTAGTGTTGCAGGTGCTCCGCCTCCACCGGCAAATCCAGAAATCATAATAACATCTCAACCATCATCTAGATCTGCAACATTTAATAGATGTACTGGTAGTGGAGGTTCTGTTAACTTCAGTGTTGGTGCTTCTGTAAATAATCCTAATGGATCAACACTTCAGTATCAGTGGTATTTGAATGGTTCTGCACTTTCTAATGGAACTAATGTAAGTGGAGCACAAAGTTCTACTCTTACGCTTAAGGTACTTGAAAACCAAAAGGGTAATAACAATGTTTATGTTAGAGTATCTTATAGTGGAGCAACAACAAAACAATCAAGTACTGCAAACTACTCTGTAACGGTAATAGATCCAACACCATCGCTTTCGATTACTTCGCAACCAACAAGTCAATCTGTATTTGTTGGAGAGACAGCAACATTCAGTGTTGGTGCTAGTATTTCTGACGGTAGACCTGTTTCTTATCAGTGGTATAAAAATGGGTCTGCTATCTCTGGAGCAACGTCAAGTTCACTTTCTATTACTCCATCAAGTGCAGGTTCCGATAATTATTATGTAATAGTTTCTGACTCTAGCACTACTTGTACAGCAGTTCCTTCTTCTATACAATCAAATACTGTAACATTAACGGCAACTGTTCCACAAAAAATTATTAGAGTGGGTAGCAGAAGTGGTAACTCAACAAGTATTAGTTATTCAGATAGAGACTTAAATACTTTCACATTTGGATCTTCAGGAAGTTGGGAAATTTATTCACCATTTGAAGATATCCAGGTTGATATAAAGATAGAAGCAGGCGCTGGATCAAATAAAGGATCGTACTCTGGCGGTAAAGGGGGTCAAGCAATCGTAAGATTTACTTTGAGAAAAAATAACGAATATATTATTAAAGCATTATCTGGAAGTTCCAATGGTGGTGGCGGAGGAACATTTATCTACGACAAAGCAAAATTAATTGCTTGTGTTGGTGGTGGCGGTGGTGCTGGAACTAATGGAAATGGTGGTGCTGGGGGTGGTGCTGGATCTTCTGGTCAAAGTGGTTCTGGTTCTGGAGGAGGACGTGGAGGAACCAAGGGTGCCGCTTCTTTAGGATACTTCCCTGGAGGAGATCCATATTGTAGTGCTTCTTCTCCGAGCAGTATTTTTGGTGGACTAGCTTCCCGATGCACCATTGGTGATAATCTTTGTGTTGGTCCTGGATTCTGGCAAAATAATTATAGTCCTTGTAGTAATTATGGAAATTCTGCATTAAATGTAAATGGATCTCCTATAAGTGGGTCAGCATTGATTTCTAGAGGATTTAAGGAAGGTATTGCACATAGAAATAATGGTGGATATGCTCAAACTTCCAATGATGGTGCTGGCGGTGGTGGATGCGAAGGTGGTAATGCCGCGACACCTAATTCAAGAGCAGGTGGCGGCGGTGGTAATGGATATGTAAGCGGTGTAAGTGTTGTTGCCAATAGAACTGGCGGTCGTTCTTCTGGAACTGCGGGTCAATTTACTATTGCTCTCCCAGGTCGTTTGAGTTTATAAATAATAAAAAATCCTGGGGGAGAGTGAACCCAAATGGCAGTCAATAAGAATTTTGTAGTCAAGAATGGTATAGAAGTTGCTACAGATGTTATTGTAGTAAGTAAAGATGATAAAACCGTTGGCATTGGTACTAGTATTGGAGAAGTTCTTCTTGATGTAAGAGGTGCGATTGGCGCTACTCATCTTAATGTGAGTGGTTTTGCTACAATTTTTCACTTAGATGCAACTAATTTTAATATTGATAATTTAACTGGTACTGCTGCTACAGTTACAAGTATTACTGTTACTAATGCTAATATTATTAATGGTATTGTTACTAGCATAACTGGTACTTCAGGTACTTTTACTAATGGTACTATTACCAACTTAACTGGTACTGCTGCTACCATTACAAATCTAGATACCACTGATTTTACTACCACTAACGGCATTACCACTAATGGTACTATTACCAATTTAACTGGTACTGCTGCCACTATTACAACTCTTGACACTACTAATTTTACCGCCACTAATGGTACTATTACCAACTTAACTGGTACTGCTGCTACTATCACTAATGGCAATATTATCAACTTAACTGGTACTGCTGGCACCATTACAACTCTTGATGTCACTGATGCTAACATCACCAATGTTATAGCAACAAATATCAATGTTTCTGGTGTTATAACTGCTACTTCTTTTGTAGGTGATGGTTCTGGACTTGTTGATGTTCCTGGTGCTAATTCTTATTGGATAAAAAATGATGCGGGGATCCATACAACTGGATCCGTAGGTGTCGGAACTACAAATCCAAATAGTGTTGTACCGAGTGATAATACTACTATTCTTAATGTTGGTATTCTTACCGCTTATAAACTTTATGGTGATGGTTCTTCACTGACAGGACTTCCTGGCAATCCATTTCTTCAAACTGTTTTAGATACTAGTAATACTTCCACAACTGGAATGAGTATTACGGGTGTTTCTACATTTACTACCGCAGAAGTTACCAATGGCACAGTTACCAACTTAACAGGAACTGCTGCTACTATTACTAATGGTACTATTACCAACTTAACTGGTACTGCTGCCACTATTACAAATCTGGATAGCACTAATTTTACTGCCACTAATGGTACAGTTACTAATTTAACGGGAACTGCTGCTACTATTACAACTTTTGATAGTACAAATGCCACTATTACTAATGGTACAGTTACTAATGGTACAGTTACTAATTTAACGGGAACTGCTGCTACTATTACAACTTTTGATAGTACAAATGCCACTATTACTAATGGTACTATAACAAGTCTTACTGGTACTGCTGCTACTATTACAACTTTTGATAGTACTAATGGGTCTATTATTAACTTTACACCAACAAATATTAATGCTTCTGGTGTTATAACTGCTACTTCTTTTGTAGGTGATGGTTCTGGACTTACTGGTGCTGGATCAACTGTTGCTGATGACACAACAACTAATGAAACATTTTTCCCAGTATTTACTCAGACAACTTCTGGAATTATTACAGCATCTAAAGTATCGACCACAAAATTTACCTTTAACCCTTCTACTGGTGAAGCAGCTGCAACGAACTTCAACTCTACATCTGATGAAAGTTTAAAAACTAATATTCATACAGTTGAAAACTCATTAGATATTGTAGATCAACTTCGTGGAGTTTCTTTTGATTGGAAAGAAAATGGAAAAGGTTCTTATGGTGTAATCGCTCAAGAGTTGGAGCAGGTCTTACCAGAACTTGTAGCTCAAACTGATCCAAAATCAGTAAATTATAATGGTATTATTGGCGTTTTGATTGAAGCAATTAAAGAACTTAAAAAAGATATAAATGACTTGAAGTCTAAATAATAACAGTTGTAATCACACAAAACCAAGCCCAGTGGAGGAACACGAAGATGGCTATTAAAATTTCAGGAACAACTGTAATTGATGATAGTAGAAATCTAGTAAATATTAATTCAGGACTAGGGGTTGGTATTAACTCCGGTGGAAATAACATTGGTTACGGTATTACCGCATTAAATTTTGTTGGTTCAGGAACAACTATTGAGGTTTCTGGAAATACGGCAAACATTAGTGCCGGTGGTGGCGGTGGCGGAAGTGCCATCGTTTATGCGTTGGTCTTTTAATTAATAATAAATAAGTACACTTTACGAGGAAAAAATTGTGGCTGCTCCAGATTTACTAAGTGCATCGTCAATCTACGGTCAAACTACCGGTGCTCCATTAAATACATCGGTTTCAGGAATTTTAACTTGCGCGTCAAATAAAGTTTACAAAGTGAATAATATAATGGTTTCTAATATTGATGGCAATAATGCTGCCGATACGACTGTTCAATTTTACGACAATTCAAAATCTGCCGCTTATAGTTTAGCAACGACTTTAAACGTTCCAGCAGATACTACTGTAGTAATTGTTGGAGAATCTAGCAGATTATATTTAGAAGAATCTGATGAAGTGCGTGCTAGTGCAAGTGCAAATGGGGATTTAGAAATTGTTGTTTCATACGAAGAAATTTCGTAATTCTAGGGAGGTATAACTCATGGCAGGCGGAAATGGCGGATTCATAGGAACAAATACTTCAGCAAACTTTGATAGAACAAATTCAGATGGGTACGATGGTGTCTGGTGGATAGACGAGGTACAACAGTTCGTTTATAGTCACGAATGGGCGACACCAGCAGATCTTCCAACTCAGGCAGTAGTTCAGGGAGCTTTAATTGCAGGACCAGCATCTGGAAGTATTCCAATTCCTCCAGATTGTCCACATGTCTTAATCATGGCAGGTTCTGGTGGTGGCGGCGGCGGTGTTGACTTTGATAATGGGCAAGCAAGAAATGGTGGACGTGGTGCAATATCTATTGCTTGTGTACCCGTTTCTGGTATTTCTACTGTTCCGGGTGGTGATGTTATAAATTATAACGTTGGAGGAGGTGGTAATGGTGCTCCTGCTAGATCTAACGACGGCGGTGGTCAAAGTGGTGGAAACACAAACGTATCCTTTGGTAATTTTAATATAACTGCTAATGCTGGTGCCGGTGGATGTGGAAAATGTGGAAGTAATGGTGCTTTTGGCAACTCATCGAGAACTGGATCTCAGCTGTTTGGTTTAGATGCTGGTGCTTTAACCACATATGCTTCTTTTCCTGGTCCAGCTGGTGGTACTTATGTTGTAGGTCAGAATTCCCCAGCATTTACTCCTGTAGACAATATTCCAGTCAATACTGCTTCGGCACCTCCTATAGGATTTTCTAATTATGGAAGTAGCAATAATGGCGGTGGTACTGGTGGTTCTGGTGGTCCTGGATTTATTTACGTTAGATTTGGTAGAGGCATAAATTCATCAACAGCACCTGCTCCTGCAATATATACTGCTGGTGATGATTATGGCGTTAATACAGCTGGATATACTGTCCCATCAACTGCAAAAAATGCAAATGTTTAATTAATAATTTTTATATTATTATGAATTTTGTAGAAACTAAATTTATGAAACGCAAGGAAACTTGTGATGAAATTATTGACTGGTTTGAATCTCATTCTTGGAAACATAATGATGGTGTATGTGGTTCAGTTAGTGGTGCAAAAGTCGATAAAGAGGTAAAAGATACTACTGATGTATCTTTATCTCTTTTTGATTTTAGGGCAAGAATAATACAAGAAGACTTTTTTAAAGAAATGTCTTTAGAATTATGCAATATGCACCGTGAATATCAAAAAAAATATTTTTCTTTATCTTTTTCCGAAGAATATAACCTTTTATCCGTCTTTAATATTCAAAGATATAAAGACGGACAACATTTTTCAAAACTTCATTATGAAAGTTCTAATATTTGTTCTAGGAATAGAATTTTAACTTGGATGATTTATTTAAATGATGTAGAAGAATCGGGAAAAACTATATTTCCATATCAGAAGTTGAAAATTTCTCCAGAAAAGGGTAAGATGTTAATATGGCCAGCAGAGTTTACGCATGTCCATTGTGGAGAACCAGTTACTGGAGATGAAGTTAAATACATAGCCACAGGTTGGTTTGGAATACCAAAATATGTTTTTGATGGTGTTAATGATTCCCCCTCGTATGTTAAGTTTAAACGATAGTTATGAATGAACTGATTAATGCATTCCCCACTCCAATAGGAGTAGTGGACTTTGATAATTCTATGTTTGAAGAAGAAATAAAAGAATTACTTGAAGTTTTTGAAGAAGCATCAAATGAAGAAGAAGATGAGTTCTTTACAACAGAAGAAAATCTTTTAGATTCAAATATATATTGCAACGTCTTTGATAGAGAAAAGTATCAAAAGATAGTAGATTTTTTTGTAGAAAATCTAATGACAGAATATTTTTTGAAATTAGAAGTTAAAAATTGCTCTAGAATGTCGTGGGGAGTTATAAACAAAATAAAAAAAGGAAATTGTAGAAATTTTAATAAAACTCTAGACAGCACTTATGCTATTATTTTTCCTTTAACGTGTGGTGAGGATCAAACAGTTGACATCTATAATCCAAATGCCATCCTTTCCCAGGTAAAAATAAGAGCTACAAATCCAAATATATATAATTCAAGAGTATTATCTCTTTTTATAAAAGATAAAGCAATTATAATTCCAGCATCAACAATGTATGAAATAAAATGTAAAGATGATACTGATTTCATCTACGGAGTAATCGGATTAGCAACATGACAAGTGAAATTTTATTTCCTGTCTTTTCTATACCTCTTTACATAACAAAAGTATCAGACTGGGAGTTAAAAAAACAAAAAATAGTATCAAATTGTAAGTTATTAAACCACATCACACAAAAAGATCAAACTAATGAATTTATAGAAACTGATTTCTATATTAATCAAAAAAATGATGCATTAGATGTTGGAAAAATATTTTCTAATGAAATAAAGAATTTTTGCTCTGCAATAAATGCCAACAAATATACTGTAAGGAGATCTTGGATAGAAAGGCAGCAAACCAATATGTACCATTTAGTACATAATCATGGTTCCTTAGGATACAGTGCTGTATGTTATCTCGAATACGATTCAAGACATCATCAACCACTTCATTTTGTTGCACCCTTCTGTAATTTTAAAAATGGCGAGCAGATTGATTACTGTCCTGAGAACATTGAAGAATCTTCTTTGTTAATTTTTCCATCAATGCTATTACATTATACAGTTCCAAATCAATCCAAATTACCAAGAACAGCAGTCTCATTTAATATGGATTTAGAATATGTTTAGTAATACTCAAAAGAATCATCAAGTATATCGAAAATACGATAGTAATGTTTTAACATGGGAAGAAACTATTGATAATATTAACTATTCTTTTAAGAAGGACTCCCATATGATTCAATATGAAAATCTTGGATTTTTTTCAACTCAAGCTGATAAAATAAAAAAATGTGAGCATATTTTTAAAAAAATAGAGGAAAAGAATAAAGACACTAGGTTTAATTTTACTACAGCACACTTATACGTTAGTTTTACTGAAAAAAGTAAAACCGCAGGCAAACATCGTGACGGTGCATTCGTATGGTATTGGCAATGTATAGGAAAAACTGAATGGACAATTTACGAAAATGATGAAGAGCATATTTACATATTATCTCCTGGTGATATAATATATGTTCCTAGAGGGATCTATCACTCTGTAGCACCCTTAACTCCTAGAGTGGGAGTATCGTTTGGATCTGAACTTAATTCTTGGGATAATTATGACAATTAATTATAGAGTAATAGATAACTTCATGCCAGAAGATTTCCATAAAATGATATGGAAAGCGGTGACTAGTCAAATGTTTCCTTGGTATTATGGAGATCTTACTAATAGACAAACTAATTCGATGGATGTTCCATTCAAATCTCAACCTGATGATTTGGATGATTATCATTTTATACATCATTTCTACGATCATAATTCTCCTAGAAGTCAATTCTTTGATTCTTTGATAAATCCACTTCTAGAAAACATGGGATGCAAATCTTGTATTAGGATAAAGGCAAACTGGTATCCAAGAACAGAAAGGATATTTGAGAATCCTTGGCATAAAGATTACCCATTTGAGCATAAAGGAGCAGTCTATTATCTAAATAGTAATGATGGCATGACTATTTTTGATGATGAAAATAATACGGTTGTAGAAAGTGTCGCCAACCGATTGTTACTATTTGATTCTCATGAATTCCATAGATCAACAACCTGTACAAATGCAAAAGGCAGATTTAATATAAATTTCAATTATTTCTAAATAACTGTATACTCGGGGGATAGAAATGTCAAAGAAAGAAAGTCTTTATTCTTATAGGGGCAATCATCCAGAAACTTTACCATTAAAAGTTTATCTTTCAAAAGATGAATCACCATCTGGAAAGAGAGAATCTAGAACATCTTTATATGAACTGTCTGATTCTGAATTGGAAAGTTATGGATTTACCGGACCATTTACGATTCCTGACCATGATTCCTCAGTACATAAAGTAGAGTGGACTGGAGAAGAATTTGCATTAGTAGCATTAACAGAAGAAGATCTACCTCAAGAAGAAGACCCAGAAGTTGATTATGTAGATTTTTGGCACAGAATGACATTCTTAGATTATTATACAAAACTAAAGGAATATTCTAAGACTGATAATAATATTTTACTTTTAACAATTAATATTGGTAATGCATTTAATCAGGCAGCAGGTGGTAGAGTTGAACCATCTCTCATACAAAAATATATCAATACTATGTTTTTGTTAGAAATTCCAGATTTGACAGATGAAGATACCTCTATTTTAAGAGAGGTTTTATTGGGTGCTCATTTTGATCAAGAATATACGATTCCTGATGCCGCATACATTGCTAATAATTCGTACGATATTATCAATGATATTATCGTATAAGGAATAATAAAACAATCATATTAAACAAATATATAATACACTTGAAAATATTATCAAACTATGGCATATCAAAGTATTTGGTATTTTTCGGATTTACCAAAAGAAGTAATAGACACAGTTGAACGAGATCTGACGGAAAAGTTTGATTGGCAAATGGCAGACTCTAGAGTGCAGACTAGAGGTAACAATGGAGATGCTCTGAATAAAGAAAAACGCAACTCAAAAAATGCTTGGATTCCTACATCTTACTGGGTTGGCGGATTTGTATGGCATTATATTGAAAGAGCAAATCGTGAAAACTTTTTGTACGACCTAAGAAACATTGATGGTGAGTCAATGCAGTTCACCAAGTATGGTCCTGGTCAGTTCTATGGTTGGCATAATGATGCAGGACTTCCTGGACAATATAAACCAGTATCTGCTGGAAACAGATCAGAAGGATTGGCACAAGATTTTGTAAATGAAAATATTGAACTTGTGCGTAAATTGTCTTTTGTAGTGCAATTAAGTGATCCTGATGACTATGAGGGTGGTAACCTGCAACTTCTAGATGAATCAGGAAAGTCTTATATTGCTCCCCGTAAGCGTGGCACGGTTATTCTATTCGACTCTCGCACAATGCATCGTGTTCAAAAGGTTAAAAAAGGGACGCGCAAATCTCTTGTTGGATGGGTAGTCGGACCCCGATGGAAGTGAGGTGGAACAAATGAACGAAGAACAACTTCAGTTTCAGGAGAGACTAAACTCTGGAACTGCATGGACTTACAATGAAAAATTTGAAAAAAATGGTTATCTTGTAATTAAAGACTTATGGGATCCTAAAGAACTTTATCATCCAGTTCCCGAACAAAAGGGACAATATAACTACTGGAATAAAAATCTAGAAAATTTCCACCATATTCCAGAAGAAGGTCAGGTAAAAGGTTCCACCTCACGATATTGGCATCCACAATATCGTGAAATTCACTCTGGTATTCGTATGAGACTGGAGAAACATCTTGGTCGTAAATTATACAATACCTACTACTACGATCGCTTTTATAATCCTGGACAAGAACTGATAAAACATGCTGACCGTGATGCATGTGAGATTTCGGTGACTGTTCATGTCAGTACAAATCTTGAAGGTAAAGATGCCGATTGGCCCATCTGGATTAAAACTCCTGATACTTATAGCGATAGAAATAAATTATCTATTCTTGTCTCTGGTGAAAATCGTTCAGTAGTTCTTCAACCTGGCGATGGCATGATTTATAAAGGTTGCGAACGTCCTCACTGGCGTGAACCTATGCCAACACCAAAACGCAGAAAGAGAGACATTCTTCTAAGAAGACCACAGAAAGAATATTACTATCACCAGATCTTTTTTCATTATGTCCTACAAGACGGACAACGTGCTCACTGTGCATGGGACTCCGCAAGATAGAATGGACACCCCATAAACCGTCTACATGCCCTCTAGGAGACCCCTGGAGGGCATTATAGTAGGTACATACAACGCACAGGGGGCATGACTGCTACACACAAACTAATCTTCGTTGCATCGTTCTTCTGGTTGATGAATTGGGGAGTTCGTGTGACTTCCGTGGTGCTTGACAAGTTCTAAAAACCCTGTAGAATACCTTTGTGGAGGTTAATCAAATTATGACTACTAAAGCTTTGAAGACTGAGTTTATTTGCGTCCGTCCTAGAACATCTAAGGCAAAGAATCGTTTTGCTAATCAGATGAACAATCTTCACTCTTGTCGTGTAGAACAGAGAAAAGATGGTAAAATGTTCCTTGCATCCATCAGTGGTAAATACTTCTTTTGGATGAATGAATCATCTGATGATCACTGGGAGATTGTAAAATGAAAGATCAGTACACCATTGACGACAATGAATCTAAGCAAGACAAATGGAATCGAGGTCTTGATATTTTCATTGAGTCTGTAATCAAACCAGATTCAGCACTTCGTCAATGTGCTCACAATCAAAGATGCTATCATGAACTGATGGATGTTCGTAATGATGTGTTAAACTATCTGAAGACCAAACGTTGGGAATGACAAAATATACCAACGAAACTGTGCCACTAGTGTTATCATTGGTGGCATGTTTTGTATTTGCTATTGGTATTATCGTGGCAGGATACATACATGGAAACATGCACATCAGTGCTGTTTACAAGTCCCTCACTAATTTCACATGAATCTATCACTCCAAGAAGTAGATCACATTCTTGCTGCACTTGAAACAATGTCATCTTATGATATTGCCCGCGCAAGAGAACAGGTTATCAATGGTGTGTCAGATCACCCAGAACTAATTCAAAAACTAAAGGATTATCGTCTCCGTCTTACATGAGAACTACACTGACGATTGATAATGATGGAGTGCTTACTTTTCCTGATGAGTTTCTTGAAGAACTTGGATGGAAAGAGGGTGATATGCTACAGTGGATTGATAACAAAGACGGTTCTTTTTCTCTGGTGAAATCTAATGATTCGGTCTAGTATTCTTGAACCTGATTTCAATACGGACTTTCCATATGAAACATTTCCGTGGCGATTGGAGGTAAATAAAGATTGTCACAATGTAAAGGGTATTGCCTTAACAGTGTGTCACTTTGAGTGTGAGGAACACTTGCAAAAATACCTGGATAGATATAAACTGAAACCAAGAGATTACAAGGTATCAAATCGTGACGGTAAATCCCTTAAGTCCAGTAAAAAACACAAGACAAACGTATCGCAAAGATCTGGAACAAGTAATAACGGAAGTTCAGGTACAGTTCGCAAAAGAAAATCCAGCGTGGATTCCGTTAGAAACACTGTTAGCAATGCAAGAAGTACAAAGTGCCTAAAAAAATCCAAGACCAAAAACTGATACTTACATTTGCACATCAACATGTTGAAGATCTTGTAGCATTGCTAGAAGATAATCCATATAAGTCATACATGTATCAACACTTGAATCCAATCAAGTACGAACTTTTACGTCAACTCACTAATCTAAATGTCTCAGACACCAACAAACAAACCTAAACTATCCACATCTTTCGGTGGAACTGTTGAAAAAGACATTCCCGAAGATGTTGTATGGATTGATGATGCTTTTTACGTTAAGAAGACACGTTTCGGTCTTTATACGTCTATCTTGAAAGAACCACTGGGACAACATTTCATCACTGGTGGAACTGAAGATGGTGTGATTACAATGTCACGTTGGCATCTCATGTGTCTACAAGATAACTCTTTACAAGATTATACTCGCGTGATAAACTCTGGTGTGGTTGGAGGAAAACTATGACCAAACGTGAATTTATTACTAAGTCTGGAGACACTTTTGAGTGGGAAGAGACTGAAGAAGTTCGTAAAGCAGTAGAGAAACTGCACGAAACTATTCGTGAACTTGAAAAGAAAGCATCTGATTATGGAGTCGGTAAATGAAACTACAAGTTACCTTAGAAGATTATCAAAAGGCAGGTGAAACTTTTTGGCCAAAGTATTGGTATGTTGCCAAAGAGCTGGGAGAAACTGTTAAACCTGAAGAGGTTCTTAAGGTTATGGAATCTCTTGCTGCTGTTGCTATGAAAGAAAAGGTAGAAGAAAAGATCGGACCATTTGGGTTTAATAAAAAGACCGAAACTGAAGATTGACAAACATCACTCTGTGATATATACTATTCCTGAAAACAACAAAGGTACATGACTTATTCTATTACACTGAAAACTTCTGAAGGTGAATCCACCATTCAATGTGAAGACGATCAATACATTCTTGATGCTGCTGAAGAAGCAGGTGTAGATCTTCCTTATTCTTGCCGTGCAGGTGCTTGTTCTTCTTGTGCAGGCAAACTTGAGAGTGGTACTGTAGACCAAACCGACCAATCTTTCCTTGATGATGATCAAATGGATGCAGGATTTGTTCTGACCTGTGTTGCTTATCCTACAAGTGACTGTGTGATTGTTACTGAACAAGAAGAAAATCTGTAATGAAAATAAATAGTTGCATACTGTAAATCTATGCAACTATGGAGGATAAGAAAGTTTGCAAAAAAATCATCAAACGAGCAAAGAAACACCCTAACTGGTATACTCCAGAAGAAGTCTCTTATGCCAAGTTGATGAAAAAAGCAATCAAAAAAAGAAAAGAGGAAAAGCAAGATGTCTAACATTAGTGAGGCAACTGAAAAAGATTGGGAAGATTTTTGGTATGCTCCTGAAAAGTTTGGTTCTTGGCATATCAGCGACTTTGAGAAAGTGTGGAACGAAATGGATCAAATCGAACCATTAACTCCCGTAACGCAATCCCAAAGAAAAGATTAAATCTATAACTAATTGTGAAATACCATGTTAGGATGTTCACACATTCAGGAGATTGCCCATGACTCTACCCAAAGACAAACAACTTAAGGATGAACATATTGAATCCATGAAAATTGCGGTAGAACATTCTGGTATTAGGGCAATTCATCCAGATAAAATGGAAGAATTTGCTGAATATCTGGTGAGGCAAGCAAGGACACAAGAATAGAGAAAGGGAGGTAACTACACCTCCCTTTTTTTATAAATAAAAATAAAACATTATGAAAGATAAGACAAGAGAAAAGAGATGGAATGAAAGAAGAGAATATATAATCTCTAAGAAGAATATTCCTTGTGCGGACTGTGGTGGGACTTTCCCTAATTATTGTATGGATTTTCATCATCTAGATGAAGATACAAAACATAGGGGGATTAAGAGAAAACCGTTTATTGATAAGATGAAGCAGTATAGTATAAAAACGATAGATGAAGAGATTGCGAAGTGTGTTGTATTATGTGCTAACTGTCACAGAATTAGGCACCACTCCTAGAACTGGCACACACCATATTGACATCCTGCCTTTTTTAGTATAAATTATTAGCAGTTGAACAAAACCGATGAAACTATTAGCAGCATTGTTGCTGATTGGTGTAACATCTGCTCCTGCATTTGCTGATCATAGACACAAAAGTGTTCATTACGAAGAATATTGTTATAAAAATGTAGAAAAATATATTCCTGGTTATGTGAACAGTTATGGTCAATGGGTTGGTGGATATGTAAAGACAAATCGCAAGAGAGTTCCTTGTGGGTATCACTCTCATCGTCAATACGTTCCGCAAAATCAGCATCAAACCGACAACAATTCCTGCATTGAGGGTAGTATTCTTGGAGGAATTGCTGGTGGTGGTTTAGGTGCTGCCCTGTCCCGTGGTGATGGACGCTGGTGGGCAATCCCCACAGGGATTGTCGGCGGTGCCCTTGTTGGGTGCCAGGTGGACGGTGGTTGAACTGACCACCTTTTCCCCATTTGTCCACGATCTTCTGTATATTAAAAGAGTCAAAGGAAAACCACTCATGGCAACAAGAGGACGCATCGGCATCGAACTTAAAGATGGTTCTATTCTCTCTGCTTATCATCATTGGGACTCGTATCCTTCTTGGTTGGGTCGCATCTTGAACACACATTACAACTCTCGTCAAAAGGCAGCAGAGTTGATTGATGGCGGCGACATGTCAACTTGCTGGACAAATGAGCGTTGGACTGGTAAACAACTTGCACCTTATGTGACTGAGATTAAAAAGACCGAAGAATATGGTCCTCAGTATTACGTTCAACGTGGTGAGGATTGCCCTCCTCGTCTTGATAAAGATATGGAAGAGTTCTTCTCTGATAATGAAGAATACTCCTACATCTTCCGCAATGGTAACTGGTTTGCTTATGATATGCACCAGTTTGAAGATAATGTAGCACCTGAACCTGTTGAAATCCCTGTTGGAAACCTTGCTGTTTGATTATCATGACTGAACAAGAAAAGATGAACGCACAACAAATCGCCCAAGAGTTCTGGGCGATGATTGAATCTGAAGCAGCAGAACTGGAGGTTACTGTTGATTACTATCTTGAAGAATTTTACTGTTCGTGATATAATCAATGAGTAATTCATCGGAGTCAATGACCAAGTTTTTTTACCTTGTTGAACATTTCATTCCATTTCCTCAATCTGAATATGGTGGCATTTGGAATGTAATCGCTGAAGATGAAAATGAGTGTTTTGATCTGATTGTTCAAAAAGATCAAGAATATAATGTGCAACATTATCCACAACTTCGTCACAACATTCAAAATGCCCGCACTTATGCACTTGCAGAGGATCTTGAGTCTAAAATTGTTGAGGAGTTTATCACATGAGTGAAGAATCTGTGATTTATCCTGGTGGTATGCTAGGACAACTTGCTATCGCACTTGAGAAAATGGGGTGGGACTCTAATGATAACATTGCCGTAGAGATTGCAGGCACTTCTGTGTATGAAATCAACGGTGCTGGTACTAAGTGGGCACCAGTAAAAGGCACCCGTAAGTATAACAAAGATGCGTTCATTGTTATCAAGAACCTTGACCGTAATCCTACTGTACCATCACAACCAAACCCAGATCTGAAGGCACATCATGAAACCTGATATGGTAATCTCTTGGGAGCATCATCTCAAGAACAGAAATGTATGGGCAGTTGAAGTAGATCTTGCCATGCAAGGTGGTGACAGTGATGAACAACTCATCTACACTGTTGAGGTTTATGTAGTGGCACCTACTCAAGCACTTGCTCAATACATTGTTGCTACAATGTATCCAGAATACGCATCAATTTCCGTTGCAGATGAACCCTGTGAACCATCTAGAACTCCCCCCTTCATTTCCGCATGAACCACCAAAAGGATACCACTACGAGGTTGAGCAATTTCGAAGTAATGTTTATCGCATTCTCATTGTCAATGATGGTACTTTCTCCTATACTGATGTGGCACCTAAGTCCGTCTGGGGATTCTATAATACAAAATCGAGAACTTATTCGGCGCCTATCAACTTCTCCAAGCAAGGTGATACAGTAGACATCAATAAGACCCGTCCTTATACTGCAATGCAGTTAAATCTTAATCCATTGGAGGCAGCACTTTATGGATGATCCGCAGGTTGATGATTATGTTCGTTGGGGTGATTTGCAGGGATGGGTATATTTCAAAGACCCAAAACATTATATTACAATAGAGATTGGAGTAAGACCTAAACCAAACTGCGAATATACTTCTATTGAAAGACACAAATATATCCACACTCTTGTTTGCTGTTATCCTTGGGATTGGAATGAGTTAGAATACGTTCACAGTAGAAAGAACAAATATGGACAAACTTTGGACGACATGGAAATATACGTTAGGAAGTTTCAGTGACACA